GGACAGAACGGCGGATGGGTGAAGCATCACCGCCTGACCGTCACTCACACTGAAGAAATCGCCCGCAACTACCAAACCGCACGAACCGCATAGGAGAATCGCAATGAAGAAGAAGCTTACGTCACTGATCTGGCGCACGGCTCAGGGAGAGCAGATCGCACTGAAGGACCTGAAGACCGAGCACCTGCAGAACATCGCTGCACTGTTGCAGCGCCGCAAGGAAGCGTTCGACAATTTCACGTACATGGTGACTGGCTTGACGATCGACCCGATCAAGTACAACGATGTCCTCGTCACTGACTGGCTCAAGGCTATCGGCAAGATTCTCGAGAAGCGCTGCACGGCGGAGCGCGAGGCTGCCGCCGAAATTCTCAGCCGCCGGTAGGAGCTGTCATGCCCCACCGTCTGATCTACGACATCGAGACCTATCCGAACTGCTTCACCTTCACCGCGGTTCCGAAGGACCTGCCCTGGCTGGTCACCACCTTCGAGATTTCCGCCAGGAAGCACGAAGGGGTCAAGCTCGTGGAATTCCTGTTCAAGTTGTATGAGCAAGACGCTCAGATGGTGGGGTTCAACAACCTGGGGTTCGACTACCCCGTGATTCACCGGCTGCTGGCGGCCGGCGGCAAGCTGACGGCGGGGCAAATCTACGACATCGCTATGGCGATCATTCGGGCCGGGGCCGACGACAACGACGACAATCGGTTCGCCTATACCGTCTGGCCGTCTGACCGCAAGGTGCAGCAGATCGACCTGTTCAAGATTCACCACTTCGATAACAAGGCCCGGATGACGTCGCTCAAGGCGATCGAGTTCGTCCTACGGGCTGAGACCATTCAGGACCTGCCCTTCCCTGTCGGCACGATGCTGTCAAGCCGCCAAATGGACGAACTGTTGGCCTACAATTTACATGACGTATTGATGACTCGCGAATTCCTGTTGAAGTCCGAGGCGATGCTCGAGTTCCGCCAGGGGTTGATCGTCCGATATGGCGACAAGAAGGACTGGTTTAACTTCTCCGACGTGAAAATTGGCAAGGAGTTGTTCCAAATGCGTCTGGAAGAGGCCGAAATTCCACTCTACGACTACAGTCGGCATGGTCGCACCCCGCGCCAGACCCGGCGGCCAGAGATTGCCATGGAGGCCTGCCTCCCGTCCTACCTGCGCCTCGAGTCTCGGGAGTTCTCTTCCGTCGCGCACTGGTTGTCGAGGCAACGCATCACCGAAACCAAGGGCGTGTTCAACGACCTGAAGGTGGGGTATCGGGGACTGGCTTACAAGTTCGGTACCGGCGGCATTCATGCGTCGGTCAGCAACCGCGTCTTCGTGTCCGATCAGGAGCGCGTGATTGTCGATATCGACGTGGCCGGCATGTACCCGTCGATCGCCATCGCCAACGGGTACTACCCCGAGCACCTGGGACCGAAGTTCGTCGAGGTCTATCGGGAGATCGTCGCAGAGCGGGCCAAGTACCCCAAGGGCACCGCTGAGAATGCTGCGCTCAAGCTCGCTGGCAACGGCGTCTATGGCGCCTCGAGCGACCCGTACAGCGTGTTCTTCGACCCGCTTTTCACGATGAAGATCACCCTGACCGGCCAGCTCTCGATCGCCATGTTGATCGAGCATCTCACTGCGATTGAGGGGCTCGAGGTAATCCAGGCGAACACCGACGGTATCACGTGTCAGCTCAATCGTTCGGACCTGACGAGCTTCGACCACATCACCCGCCAGTGGGAGACGACGACCGGGCTGACGCTCGAGCGGGCGATCTACAACCGCATGTTCGTCGCCGATGTGAATTCCTACCTGGCCGAGTACGAAGACGGCAAGGTCAAGCGCATCGGCCGTTACGAGTACAACCTCGAATGGCATCAGGACCATTCTGCCCTGGTCGTGCCGAAGGTCGCCGAGCTGGTGCTCTTGAGGGGCGCGCCCATCCGGGAGACGGTCGAGACGTGGCCCGAGCTGCTGGACTTCATGATCCGCATCAAGGTGCCACGTTCGAGCAAGCTCGTGCTCGATCGTAGCATGGGAGCCCTCGAGCAGATTCAAAACACGACCCGCTACTACGTCGCCCAGGGCGGGTTCGGGCTGATCAAGATCATGCCGCCGCTCGCGAAGACGCCAACTCACTGGCGGCATATCCGGCAACAGGCCGGCTGGCGGGTCTGTGTCGCCAACAACATCAACGATGCAACGCTACCCATCGACTACGACTTCTATGTGCAGGAAGTCGAGAAGCTCACCCTCGGAATGCACTAATCCACAAGGAGAAACCACCATGACCAAGACCATCACGTACCAGGCCATCCCCTACCCGCTGCCGCCGCTGGACGCCCTGGCGCTGAAGCAGGCCGGTAGCAACGCGATCGCCGCCCGCGCCTCGGGAGAAGCCTACCGAGCCAGGCTCGCGACGCTCTGCACCGTCGAAGCGAACCTCCGCCAGCGGTTCGGCGTCGAGGTCACCCGCGAGCGCTTCCTGCCTATCGGGGTGGGAGAGTGAGCAGCGTCTGGACCACCCGGACGCGATGGGGATCGGACCTTCCGGCAACCGCTGAGTACCCCGCCGACCGCGAGGCCCGCGAGGCCCGCGAGAGGCGGTTGCCGATCGACCAGCGCAACTACGAAGAGCTGCGCCGCCTCGCGAACAAGGCGGCCAAGCGTGTCAGAAAGGGCGAACTGTGAGCACCCCCTACTTTCCGATCTTCCCGATCCACAAGGTCGATGACCCGCTCGAGAAGGACATCGAGGCCGCGGTAAAGGCCTACGCCAGCTCGAAGGGCATCTACTGCCGCAAGTTCAGCAGCCCGAATCACATCAGCGTGCCGGACGACATCTTCATCTATTCGGGCAACGTGTTCTTCGTCGAGTTCAAGCGCAAGGGGAAGCTCCCGACGCCGGCGCAGTCCCGCGAGCATACCCGCATCCGCGAACAGGGGATCAAGGTCTATGTCATCGACAACGTGGCAGATGGCCGCAAGCTCATTGACGACGTGATTGAAGAAGAGAGGTTCTTCCGTGCGGACGACCGCTGATCTGTTCGAGTACCAGCGCCGGGCGGCCAACCATCAGTGTATCAACGCCTGCAGCATGCTCTGGCTCGACATGGGCCTTGGGAAGAGTGTGGTGACGCTCACAAGCGCCGAGTTTCTGCTGCGCCAGGGCATCCTTCGGGGTGTCCTGATCGTGGCCCCTCTGCGCGTCTGCAGGCTCGTCTGGAGGCAGGAAGCGCTGAAGTGGGAGCACACTCAGCGCCTGACCTTCTCGATGATCACCGGCAACGTCGATCAGCGCTCGCGTGCCCTGATGACGAAGGCGGATATCTACCTGATCAACTACGAAAATCTGACCTGGTTGTCCGCCGTCCTGAAAACGCACTTCATCGGCAAGGGCCGGCCGCTGCCGTTCGACGGGCTGGTGTGGGATGAGATCACGAAGGTCAAAAACAGCACCAGCAAGCGCGCCGCGGCGGTCGCGGAGATCATCCGGTCGTTCCGCTGGCGCACCGGCCTCACCGGGTCGCCGGCCAGCAACGGCTACAAGGACCTGCACGGGCAGTATCTGGTGCTCGACGATGGAGCGCGCCTGGGCCAGAAGAAGACCACCTTTCTGGAGCGCTACTTCACCAAGAACGGGTATGCTTACGAACCGCACGAGGACGCGAAGGAGGCCATTCACAAGAGGATCAGTGACATTACCCTCGAAATGTCAGCCTCCGACTACAACCCGCTGCCCGATCTGATCATCAACGACGTCCTGATCGACCTGCCGCCAGAGCTGCGCTCGAGGTATGAGAAAATGGAATCGAGGATGTTTCTGGAACTCGACAGCGGGGAGGGCGTCGAGCTGTTCAACCGGGTCAGCCTGATGAACAAGTGCCTGCAGTTCAGCAACGGGGCGGCCTACCTGGTCCCAGGCGAGCCGCTGTGGGAGGCCATCCACGACCTGAAACTGGAGGCCCTGGACGACATCATCGCCGAGGCCAACGCTCGGTACGCCCGCTGCTTGGCGTTCGAGGCGGACAATCTCAAGGAGGCGCGAGACGATTTTCAGAAGCTGGCGGGCAATCACTGGCCCGCAGACGCTGCGCAGCAGCGCGCAATCGAGCGCCGTCCGTGCATCACGATCAACAAATTGCCCGCGTTTTTGCACACGGTAACGAACGACCAGCGACAGAACAAGCTCGGCATCAAGGTTCATCCGGTCGATGATGGCGCGGACATCAAGACGGCCGACGTGCTGCAGGGGTTGATTCGGCACGTCGAGTATGAGAGTGGCGCGGATGCCTGCTACGACACGGCTGGATTTCATGCGGCCGCCTGCGGTTTCGGGTATTTCCGTATTCGCACGGAGTACGACCGAGAAGATTCGTTTGACCAGGTGCCGCGGTTCGAGCGGTTCCGGTCTCCGTTCTCGGTGCATCCAGACCCAGACGCAAAAGAGCCTGACGGAAGCGATCAGGATTTTTGTTTTGTGGACGGCACGATCGCGCGATCCGAAGTCAAGCGCGACCATCCCGGCGCGTCGGCGGCAGTCTCGAACGAGAGCGACGGCACGGACGACGTAATGCTGCTCTGCTCGGAGTATTACCGGATCGAGCAGTCGCCGGCCGCGCTGGTGCGCCTGAGCAATGGCGAAACGGGCTGGAAAGATGACCTGATCGAACTGCCGTTCGGCGTCACGATTGTCGATGAGCGCAAGAGCAGGCGCCGAAAAGTCATGTGGTACAAGCTCTCGTCTTCTGAGTCTGTCGAGCGCGGCGCGGTCGGCATGCCAGGCAGCTCAACGACGTTCACGGATGTGCTTGAGCGCGCCGAGATTCCCTGCCGATGGATCCCGGTTTTCCCGGTCTATGGCGAGGAACTGGAGATCGACTCGAAAGTCGTTCGCTCCGGGCTGATTCGGCACGCCAAAGGCCCGTCAGTGATGTACGACTACTGGATGACCGCGGCGACAGAGGAAGTCACACTGCGCCCGAAGACGCCATTCATCGGCGCCGAGGGGCAGTTCGAGGGACACGAAAAGAAATGGCGCGCGGCGAATGTGCAGACATTCTCCTATCTCGAATACAAGCCGAAGACGATCGGCGGACAGCTTGCTCCTGCGCCACAGCGGCAGCCGATGGCTGATATCCCGTCTGGAGTCCTGGCAATGGCCATGCACGCGGCGGACGAAATCAAAGCGACGACCGGCATTTTCGATTCGTCTCTCGGCGCCCGCGGTACGGCCACAAGCGGCATTCAGGAGCGCGAACAGAAGAGGCAAGGAAACGTCGCCAACTTCCACTTCAGCGACAACCTGACGCGCGCTGTTCGGCACGCCGGGCGCTGCCTCGTGGACATGATCCCGCGGATTTACGACACGGAGCGCGTCGTCCGCATTCTCGGCGATGACGAGAAGGTTTCGCATACGACGATCAATCAACCGCTTGAACAACCGGAAATCGACGAGAAGACGGGCGCGATTCGCACGGTGCTGAACGATCTGACGGTCGGCAAATACGACGTGACCGTATCCGCAGGCGCCAGCTACTCGACACGCAGGCAGGAAGCTTCTGATGCGATGGTTTCGTTTGGCCAGTCCTGGCCGAAGCTCATGGACGTTGCCGGCGACAAGGTTGTCACGGCGATGGACTGGCCAGGTGCCGACGAAATCGCGGAGCGCATCAAGCGCACGATTCCGCCCGAATTGCTCGGCGACGAAGACGGCGAGGACGGCGAACAGTCGCCGCAGATTCCGCCGCAAGTGCTGCAGATCGTCCAGCAGGCACAGCAGCACATCCAACAGCTCGAAGCCGAATTGCAGGACGCCAAGACCGGCATCGAGAAGGCGCGCATCAGCGCCGAGTCGTCCGAGCGAGTCGCACAGATCAACGCCAACGGCCGGCAGGACGTGGAAGAGCTGAAAGGCTGGATTGCGATGCTCATGCAGAGCATGCAACCGCCGCCAGCGCTCAACGCAGCAGCGATGCAGACCCAAGAACAGCAGCAAGAACCAATCGCGCAGGGGCCGGGCCAGCCTCCTGATTTCGCGCCCGGCCAAGAGTTTTGATCGTGGAGCCATCCATGCAGGAAGCACAAGAGCAGGACCAATCGTCGCCGGCAGACGCAAGCAGTGAATCGCCGGAAGCCGTGACCGAGGAACTACAGCAGTCCGAGCAGCAGGAAGCCGCAGAGAAGCCCGAAGAGGGCGACGAAGGCGACGACCAAGGCGGCGAGGAAAAGCCGCAGGAGAAGCCAAAGCGCAGCGCTCGTGAGCGTATCAACGAGTTGACGAAGCGTGCGCACGAGGCAGAGCGTGAAGTGCAGAGACTGCGCGAAGCGTCCGATCGAAAGCCGGCCGAGTCCGCCGAGAAGCCAATCCCTGACAGGTTCGGTTCGTATGACGAATACGTCGAGGCGTTGGCGGACTGGAAAGCGGACCAGCGAGTCGCCGATTCGTTCAAGAAGCGCGATGCCGAGCGGGCGCAAGCGGCAGAGGCGCGGGCAGCAGAAGCCAAGGCGCAAGCCTGGCACGAGCGTCAGATCGCCTTCCGCGAAGACACGCCGGACTATGACGCGGTTATTGGCAAATCGGCCGTGCAGGTAGCGCCGCACGTCGTCGACACGCTGCTCGACAGCGACTCTGGGCCGGAGCTTGCCTATCACCTCGCCAAACACCCGGAAACGGTCAAGCGTATCAACTCCCTTTCGCCGCTCGCCGCGGCGCGGGAAATCGGCAGGATCGAGGCAACGCTATCGAATCCGGCCGCGCCACAAATCAAACCGGCCAGCAAAGCGCCTGCGCCGATTACGCCCGTCCGATCGTCCGCTTCTGCGGCCGTCGACTTGGCATCTGCAAACATGGACCAGTACATCGCCGCACGTCGCAAACAAGGCGCGACATTCAGGCGGCGGTAATCCACATCGAAACGGAGTAATAAATCATGAGTAACACTTTGCTTACCAGCAGCATCCTGGCCAAAGAAACTTTGGCCGTCATTGAAAATAACTGCGCTTTCGGCGGCATGGTCAATCGCGACTACGAAACCGTACATAGCGCGTCGATGCGGGACGGCTACGAGCCTGGAGCGACGATCAACATCCGCAAGCCGTCGCGCTATACGTATCGGTCCGGGCGCGTCTCTGTGCCGCAGGCATCCGTCGACAACTCTGTTCCGCTGACGCTTTCGCAGGGCGGCGCGGATTTGAACTTCAACCTGTTCGAGCGCTCGCTGCAGATCACCGATCGGCGCATCCAGAAGAAGATCAACGCCGCCGCGGCGACCATCGTCAACGAGATCGACAGGGTTGGCCTGCTGCTCGCCAAGACGGCGGTCTACAACTGCTTGAACCCGTCCGGCGCTCTGCCGACGACGCAGGCGCTTTCGCTGGCGGCCATCACCGGCATCAATCAGCGCCTCGACGAAATGGGCGCGCCTCGCGACAACATGCGCGGCCTGATCATGAACCCGGCCATGAACGCGGCGACGGTTGGTGGTTTCGCCGGGCTGTTCAACGGCCAGGCAAAGCTCGGGCGGCAGTTCGACTCGGGGCTGATGGTCGATAGCCTGGGCCTGTCGTATGCGATGGACCAGAATGTCGCGGTGCATACCAACGGCGCAGCCACTGCCACGAACATCAACGGCGCCGGCCAAACGGGGGCGGCGATTACGGTCGTTGCAGTCGCTGGCGGCACGCTGGCGGCCGGTACGGTCATCACCCTACCGGGCGTCTATGCGGTCAATCCGCAGTCGCGCGTGAGCACTGGCGTTCTGGCCGATTTCGTGGTGACTGCGGACGTTTCCGCCGCGGCCACGTCGATCCCGATCAGTCCGGCAATCGTCACCAGTGGGCCATATCAGAACGTCACGGCTTCGCCGACGACTGGCCAGCCGTATGTGATCAAGGGCGCGGCTTCGACGTCCTACGGCTGCAATGTGGGATTCCACGAGGACGCGTTTACCCTCGCCATGGTTCCGATGGCAACGCCTCCGGACGGCACCGGCGCGCGCGTTGAGCAAATCTCGCACAACGGTTACACGATCAAGATTACGGACTTCTACGACGGCACGAACGACAACGTAGTCACTCGTCTCGATGTGCTGTTCGGGTGGGCCGCGACGTATCCCGAGCTGGCCTGCAAGTACTACACGGCCTAAACGACAGCCTTTAACCACGGAGCGCCGTGGTTCTCCCCGGCGCATTTGGAGCATAGAGAATGGCTAATGTTGCTGTTACTTGCATAAAAAACGGCAGATCAGACTCTTTCGGCCGGCCGCTTGTTTCTGGAACGTATTACCCGTCTGTCGAGATTGAGACGGCAAAAGCTCTGTGGAATTCCGGGTATGTTTCCGTGGCAGATGCGTCCGTGTTCGACCAAGACCCGCTGGCCGGAACGAGTCCGCTTGACGATTTCAATATCGCCAGGGCGCTGTCTCTTTCAAGACAGCCAGAACAAACAAGCGCCAACCTCGCAGCGGAGCTTGCTGCGCTTGGTGCATATGTACAGCTTTCCCCAAAAGCAGGGTTGGCCGGTAACTATGGGTATGGCGTCGGCCCGTGTCCGTTTCGGCTGCCAGAAGGCTTTGTCCCGATGTCAGGCGTGTCGGACCCATTGTCGGATGGCTACGGAGGGTATCTGACACAGGACGGCAGTGTTATGCGTTGGCGTCCTGCCGAGTATAGGAAATGGGGAACTGGAACAAATGGGCTGGCGCTTAACTCTCTGGCCGTCCTTCCTGCAACATCAATGTCTATCGTTGAAGCTAATAATCAAGGGTTTATGCTTCCGCGCGAGTTTTACAATGCGGGAGTTGCGCAGCCTGGGTTCTTCATCGACCAATACGTTTGCTCGAAAGCACTATACCAGGGGAGGTGGATTGCAGTGTCGGTTAAGAATGCCGTATTCCTAAGCTCAAACGCTGCGAATAACCCAATATCCGCCCTTGATGGATCTCCATCCAACACGCATGCAGGATTTTTTGCAGCAGCAAAGACGCGTGGCAGCGCTTATTTCCCTGCAATTCGTGAAATGTACGCGAACTGTGCATTCTCTGCACTTGCCCACGCACAAGCAAGCCAAGGAACGGCTGCCTGTGCATGGTTTGATGGTGCAGGGACTACGAACTTTCCAAAGGGCTGCAACTCCGTTCTAAACGACATAAATGATGGAGGTGTCACGTACACAGCATCTGGATATTCCAATGCCGGACTTACAGGGTCTGGCACTCCATTCGCAAAGACGACACACAACGGCCAAAACTGCGGGATTTGCGACCTGGCTGGGCCTATTTGGGCGTTTAGTCCGGGCATCACTGCGCTAAGTGGTAACTATTACGCATTAAAACTATCTGTTGATATCGCCAGCCTTACGGGAGGCTCGACATTAGCCACTGATGCGTTTGGCGCTACGGGGATTGCCGCGAATTATGATCTTATTGGCCCTACGTTCGGGGCATACCTTGGGGGGACAAGCGTATATACTTACGGGTCAGCATCTCAGGTATTCTCTGAGCAGATGTCTGGCAATGCGTGGCGGATGACAAGCCTCGGAATCCCGCTTGCGACAGGCGTTGGAGGAACAAATGCCTACGGGCAAGATGCGTTCTATGATAATCGCACTGACAATATGGCGGTTCTGTCTGGGGGTCGCTTTAGTGCTGGTACATTGACAGGAGTTTGGGGATGTGGCAACCATTTAAATTCCACCTCTGACGCCGGGGTTGGCTTTAGATGCGCGCGCTATCTTGACGCCGGGAGCTTCTAATGCTTATTAAATATCAAAAGTTTATTACCCCTGGGCCTAACGGGACGACCGTAACTGTTAATGTTGTTGGCACAGAGCTATGCACCATCGACGGCTGGACCTACTTCTGCCCAAGCTCTGGAGTCGCTCCAACAGATCAGGATTCACGCATTCAGACGTCCATTTCTGTTGTAAACCCTGATGCTGCTCTGAAGGATGAGATCAAGAAAGCCAGCCCCCATTGTGCGCTAATCAAAAATCGCCGACAGGAGGCAATTCTTTCTGCGGGGTATGACGAGAAGGACCAACAAGCGTTTCTGCATTTTGGGGTACGGGCAGCTATTGGTCCTGCTATCGGGATGCCTTTGCTGTCTGACGGACAGGCTGCCGCTCTTACTGCCTATGCCGCAGTCTGCCTTACTGCGGATACAGCGGCAGGAGAGGCGTACGCGGCGCTTGGGCTGTAATGACAACCGCACTTCAGCTTGTAACCTCTGCGCTGCGCAAGATAGGAGCAGTCGCGGCCGGAGAGGCGCCAGACGCGAGCGAGCAGTCGGATGCGCTGGCCGCTTTGAATCAGCTTATCGAAAGCTGGAATCTTCAAGGGCTAGCGCTATACCGGCGCGAGAATGTCGCATACTCGCTTGTTCCGAGCCAGCAGACATACACCATTGGCAACGGCGCCGACTTCGACGGCGCGCGGCCGATTACGCTGAATGGCGCCTTCGTGACGCGGGGCGGAATCGACTATCCAGTTGTTCCGCTGACACAGCAGCAGTGGAACGACATTTTGCAGAAGTCGACGGAATCGCAACTTCCGGAAGCCGTCTATTACGAGCCGACGTTTCCTGACGGAACGCTGCGGTTCTGGCCGGCTCCGCTGGAATCGCTGACGGTCACGCTGGCCATTAATATGCAACTCGGCGCGATTGCCGACATCAACGACGACATGGAATTTCCGCCAGGGTACGAGCGCGCGCTGCTCTATGCGCTCGCCGTCGATCTTGCGCCCGAATACCCGGCCGTGACTCTGAGCCAGCGAGTGATCGACGCGGCAGACGAGGCGCTGGCGGACATCAAGCGGGCGAACAACACGCAAACCCAGCCGGCCGTCTTTGACTCGGCGCTGGCCGGCGGGAGCTGCCGGTCATTGGCCGCGTTCATGGCTGGATGCTGATCCGTGCGAATCCCGCTCGCTTCCGACATCGAAAGCCGTGACGGATCGCTGACGGCCGGCGCCATGCTCGTTAATGCGGCGGTACAGGTCGAGAGCGAGGGCGAGACGACTGCTTTCAAGCGGGCTGGCTGCATTTCGCGCGGGTCGGTCACGGCCGGCGATGCGCAGTGCTTTACGGGGGTCGCCGGGAAAGCCGTTGCAGTCGTTGGTGATCGCGCATTCACGCTTGCCGTTGGCGAGCCGATAACCGAGGATGCTGACGACGACATGGCTCCGATCTTCGCTGGCCTGCAAGTGTCCGCGCGCGAGTCCGGGCAGGCAAGCAACGCGCGCTCGCTGATGCTCAAGACCGGCCGCGAAGCATGGATTCTGACGCCATGAGACTGCCGCTCGCTACCGACCTGAAAACGGCCATCAACGACCCCGCGATAGGGGAGCGGATTTTCAACGCTCACACGGAAACGCGCGGAGGAGTCACGAGGGTCAAGAAGCGTCCAGGAGCGCTGGCTACCGGGTGGGATTTCACGACGCCCATACAGAGCGGGTTCGGCGGAACGCTGCTTTATCTGATCTACGGCGACGAATTCAGCGTGATTGACGTCAGCAGCCCTCCTCCTGCGTCAGTGGCGATAGGCGATCTTGTCGGCGGCTATTATGCGATGATCGACAACCCGCCAACGTCGCCTGGTGGCGGCGACGCGTATTGGAGCGCATCGCCTCCTGGAAGCTCCAGGTATGTGGCGACGTTCAAGCCCGGCTATGGAATGGGCAACATCTATGGCGGCGCGAATATGTACCTGCCGCCAAGCTCTCCTGGCCCGTGGTCTGGCGAACTGCGCGGGGCTGTCGCGGCGAGTACTGCAGCAACCGTCAAGAGCTTTGACGAAACGATTACCGCGCTTGGTGGAGTTATCTGCTGGGGATCTTCTGGAGGAATACCGCCGAACGGGTCCGGGCCAACGGCGCGATATCTTCCGACGGGAATGTATGAGTCTGGCGGGGTAATCTTGGCGGCAGACAGTCGAGTGTCGAACGCAACTGTCAACTGGACGGCTGGCTATGTCCCTTCAGCAATCCCGGCTGTCGGCTCTCCGCTCGGCTATGATATTTTCTCTGGGCCGGCAGCGATCTTAACAAGGAAAACGAAGACGGCGGCTACGATAACATCTTCTGGAACGGTCGCAACCATTGGCGTTGGGGTTTTGAGCCCGGCAGCGATCAGCAGGCGAATCGAGGTTTCTGGCGCAAACGAGCCCGAATACAACGGGGTTTTCGACGTCTACCTGAACGCCAACCCTCTGGCCAGCACAGCCACTGGCGAGCTCTATTACGACATGACTGGAACGCCAGCGGCAAGCCCTGCGACCGGGTCTGTCACAGTCAAATACTTCTGAGCAGACAACGATGCCAGCCCTCGCCGTGACCGTTGCTGGACAGCCGTTCGACATGATGGGGTATGTCGCCGAGCAGTCAGTTTTCGGCCTGTTCTTCAAATCTGCATACGATGCATTCAATTTCGAGAATAACGTGCTGACAAAAATCACCGACGCAGATTATCCAGGATGGAGCACGGTCACGCCGACAAGCATAACGCGAACTGGGTCGACTGCGACGGTCACGCTGCCTGCGCCAGTCAACTGGCAATCTGGATCGACCGTGACAATCGCTGGCGCTGCACAAGCTGAATACAACGGAAGCGTTCTGATTACCGTCGCTGATGCGACGCACTTCACTTACGCAGTAACCGGGACTCCGACGACGCCGGCAACGGGCACGATAACCGCGAAGGGTGGGCGAACGACGGTGCCGGGCGTTGCCTACCTGGACGGATACTTCTTCGTCATGGACCAGAACGCCGTTATCTATAACAGCGGGCTGAATGACCCGACAGCATGGGGAGCGCTGGACTTCATAACGGCTGCGATCGAGCCTGGCGGCGGGGTGGCGCTGGCCAAGACGCAGAACTACATCGTCGCGTTCAAGGACTGGAGCACGGAATTTTTCTACGACGTCGGCAACCCAACGGGGTCCCCGCTGTCGCCGGTGCTGTCCGCGTTCACGCTGGTGGGTTGCGCTGTTGGCGAGTCGGTCGCGGAACTCGATGAGACGGTCTATTGGGTGTCGAAAGCTCGGCAGAAGGGCAGGGCGGTGCACAAGATGGTCGGCCTTCAACAGCAGCTTGTCAGCACGCCGGACATTGACCGCATCCTGGCAACGTCGGACCTATCGAGCGTCTACGCCTATGGCGTCAAGCTGTCCGGGCATTCGTTCTACATCTTGGGCCTGCGCGACATTGACGTGACGCTGGCCTATGACGCGACGGCTGGAACCTGGGCGCAATGGTCGAGCTTGACGGCGCAAACGCCGAAGTCATGCACGCTCACGCAGTCGGGCGGCGTGGCGACCGCGGCATGCACGGCGCACGGCTACGCAGACGGGGCGGCGGTCACGATCGCGGGGGCAACGCCAAGCGACTACAACGGCTTGAAACAGATTCGCGTCACATCCGCAGACGCCTTCACATTCAGCATCGCCAGCGGCGCCGCAAGCCCGGCGACGGGCACGATTACGGCGACCGGGTACGATGAGGGATACTTCCGGTATACGCACTACGTGGCTGCGGCCGGGCGTGATCTGGTGCTGCACGAGACGACCGGCGCGCTTGTCGAAATCACGCCCGATGCCTATACCGACGACGGGGCGCCGATCGCGTTGAAGCTCCGCACAGGCAAGCTCGACAGCGGCAACGAGAATTACAAGGGCCTCGGCCAGATTCGCGTCATCGGCGAGAAGCAGGGCGGCGAGGCGATGCTGCGATGGTCGGACGACGACTACGCGACGAACTCGGCCTGCCGTCCTGTTGATCTGTCGTCGGTGCAGGCGCGCATTCGGCGGTGCGGGGCGTATCGGCGCAGAAGTTTTGAACTGCTACACGTCGCTGCGCTGCCGGTGCAGCTTGAAGCGCTCGAATTGGACTGAGAGGAAAACATGCAATCAGCGATGGATTTTCACGGGCTCGGGGCGAAATACCCTGGCAGCGGCGGCGGGCTCGACGAAGCGGCGCAGGCGGCCGGCTATCGCGCGCTCGGCAACGGCAACTACATCAACCAATCGCGATGGTGGGAAGCGCCGATAAGCGGCCAGGAGTTGCAAGGCAAGCTCGACGCGCAAGGCTTTGCGAAGCAGCAATCGAACCCGGCAAACCTGATCGGCGGCACGGATTACCTCGCGCAGATTCAGCAGTACCTGAACCCGCAGGCATCGTCGGCAGCAGGTGGCGCGGCAAGCGGCACGCAAACGTCAAACCCGTACGAACAGCGCCTGCAGCAGCTAGTCAATGACCCGAACTCGATCAGCGACAGCAATGCGTACAAGTTCCGCTTCAACCAGGGCCAGCAGGCGCTGGAGCGCGGCGCGGCAGCCAAGGGCATGCTTGGCAGCGGAAACACGCTGGCGGCGCTCGCGCAGTACGGGCAGGGGCTGGCATCGGACGAGTACGGGAACGAGGTCAGCCGCCTGGGCGCGCTTTCCGGGCAGCGCGACCAGTACAACCTTGGCCTGAAGGGCCTTGCGAACAGCGAATACGGGCTGCGCGCAGGAACAGACCAGAATCGAGGATCGCTTGCGCTTTCGGCGCTGACGACGGCGAATGACCAGAGACTGAAGGCGAACCAATTGGCTTCCAGCACGGCGACGTCAACCGGGCTCGTTCGCCCGAATATCTGGTAAGGGGCGGCCATGTACGACCAAGGTTCCATGGACAGAATCGGCCGACTGATGAGCTTGCGCGACCTCGTGACGGCCGGCCAGATGGCGCCCGACGCCGCTCCTTTGCCAATGAATACGCTGCGCAACAACACGACTGGCGCAGAGTATCAGTTCGAGTCCTCTCCGCAGGGCGGCGCGGGCCGGCAAAGCCCGCAGCTCGACTACTCGCAGCCGATCGAGATTTTCGGCCAAGGAAAGGGCTACGCGATCAAGGGCCAGCCGTTGTCGGCGATGATCAACGGTCGGCGCGTTGATTACGGAGTAGATGACGCCGCCAGCAAGCTCGCGACGCAGCGCGCGCAGGACCTGGCCATGAAGCGCGCCGAGCAGCAGCAAGGTTTGGACTCTGGCGCGCTCGACATCGACAAGAAGCGGGTGGAACTTGCCGCGCTGAAATCGACGGGCGGCGCCAAGCCACTTACGGAGTCGCAAGGAAAGGCGGCCGGGTTTTCGCTTCGCGCAGAAGACGCCGACAACATTCTCCGCGGCCTTGGTAAAGAAGGGGGGGGGACCGGCACCGCTGCCGCCCTCCGCGAAGTTCCTGTGGTTGGCGGAGCGCTCGGCGACCTTGCGGAGTGGGGCGGCGACGTTTTGGGCGTGTCGGACACGCCGATGCCAGGGTCAATCAAGCGCGCAGCAGAGGCGGTTCCGTTTGTCGGGGACGGTCTTGGAACGCTCACGAACTGGACGCAAAGCGGCGCGCAGCAGCGAGCAGAACAGGCGCAGCGCAACTTCATCAACGCTGTTTTGCGCCGAGAGTCTGGCGCCACAATTCAGCCTCCGGAATGGGACAACGCAAGAAAGCAGTATTTCCAGCAGCCTGACGACGCTCCGGAAACTGTGGCGCAAAAAGAAATGAATCGCCAAGCAACTATTGCGGCTATGAAAACAGAGTCCGGCCACGGCTACGAGCAGGCGCGCGCGGAATTCGAGGCGCGCAAGGCGGCCATTGCGGGCGGCAGGAAAGCCACGGCCGGCGCTGGCGGCAACACAGTAGCGCTGCCTGATGGTCAAGTGATGACCTTCCCGAGCGCGGCGCATGCGGACGGATTTCGGAAGGCGGCTGGTCTATGAGCGGATACGGAGACGTGGCAAAGCAGTTCGGCGGGCAGCCGGTAGCGCCTTCCGCGGCGCCGGAGCCAGACTACAGCGGACTGGCGGCAAAGTTCGGCGGCAAGGCCGACACGGCAAAGCAAGCAGCCACCGATGCCTATCAAGGGGCGGCCGACTGGTTCGCCGAGACGTTTGGCCCGAGCGGAAACCTCCGCGGCTCGGCAATCGGCGGCGTGATGCAAGGCATGGCTGACCCTGTTGTTGGAGCGGTGCAGTTCGCTGCAAATCTGCCAGGCATCCGGTCGTTGGCCGGCGATAGCGTGAATTCTGGAATCAAATCCAAAGAGGCAGAGTACGAAGCTGCTCGGGCCAGCGCTGGCCGCGACGGGTTCGACGCTGCGCGATTCGCCGGAAACCTCGCAGCGCCGAGTAATGTAGCGCTCGCTTCGCGCATCCCGGCCGCGGCTGGATTCATTGGTCGGGCCGGAACAGGCGCAGCGGCCGGCGCAGTCGGCGCGGCAATGACACCCGAAACCGACACGGAAAACTATTGGAGCAAGACGGCCGGGAAGGCTGCCGTTGGCGGCGCCGCTGGGGCTGTGCTGGCGCCCGTTGCCGGCGCAGTAGGGGATAGGATCGGGCGCATGTTTCAAGGCTCTGGCGCCCCTCCTGCGGGAGGCCTTCCGCCGATTGCCGGAGCGCCAGGCACGCACGCTGCAGACGAGGCCATCGCACGCGCTGCCGCGGAGGCAGGCCAGACGATTGACGACATCCCGCAGTCGGTCTTGTACCAGCTCCGCGCACAGGCGCAACATGCGCTGTCGCAGAATCAGGTGCTCGACACGGCTGCCGCGCTGCGGAAGGCAGATTTTGAGGCGCTTGGGCAACAGCCGTTGCTCGGGCAGATCACGCGCGATCCGATGCAGTTCGCCCGCGAGAAGAATCTGCGCGGCATTGCTGGCGCAGGGGAGCCGATCGCGGCGCGCCTTGCGGGGCAGACCGAGGGCTTGAGCCGCACGCTTGGCGGTTTCGCGCAGGGGGCGGATGAGGCTTTCGCAGGTGGGCAGAAGATTGCCAGCGGCTTGGGCTCGATTGATGCGCGCGCTCGCAGCGCGGTCGATGATGCCTACAACGCGGCGCGCGACTCTGCCGGTCGCCATGTCGAATTGGACAATGTGGGGTTCGTGAAATCGGCGAATGATGCGCTTGATGAGGGAATGCTTGGTCATTACCTTCCGGATCAGGTGCGCAACATGCTCAACGACGTGTCGACGGGGAAAATCCCGCTGAACGTGAATACGGCGGTGCAGATGGATTCGGTTCTGTCGGCAGCGCAGCGCGGCGCACTGCCGGCAGAGCGAAAGGCGCTCGGCGCTGTCCGTGATGCGCTCAATAACGCAACCCCGGCAAACAACACTGGCGCCGATGCGCTGGCAGCATTCCAAGGCGCGCGCAAACTAGCCGCGGAGCGCTTCAAGCTGCACGAGGCGATCCCGGCATTGAAAGCAGCCGCCAACGGCGACGTGCCGGCAGACGACTTCGTGCGTAAATTCGTCATCAACGGCGACGCGCTCGAACTGCGTGGCATGGCCAAGCTGCTGAAAGAGCATGCACCGGAGGCGTATCAGCAGGCGCGCGCGCAGGTCGGCGCCGAGCTTCGCCGGGCTGGATTCGGCGAGAACATCGCGGGAGACAAGCCGTTTTCTCAGGAGCGGTTCAACGCCAAGCTGCGGCAGATGGGAACGGCCAGGCTTCAGGCGTTTTTTTCTCCCGAGGAGATTGCGACACTGCGCGCAGCCGGAAGGGTCGGCGCGTACATGGAAAGCCCGCCAGCGGGATCGGCGGTGAACTTCAGCAACTCCGGGTCGGCGGTGGCCAACGTCGCGCAAGCGGCGGCGCCCGGCATCCTCGGGCAGATTGTCGGAGGGGCGAGATGGGCCGCAAGGGCCGCCGGAAATAACGCCGCGGTCGGAAAGGCCATGCGCGCGGATGTGCCGGGAGCCGCCAGCGGATCGCCGCGCAAGTCGCAGCGCCTGAACGAACTGTTGCTGCTTGGCAGCGCCGGGGCGGGGGCTGCCGCCGGGCGCTAGGTTCCGTCCTTCTTCCTGCGGCGCTCCTCTCGTTTCTGCTCCTGATACCAGTGCGCGTCGTCGTTGAGCGAGTTGCCGGTCAAGATGCGATACAGAGCGTGCACCACGACACCAAGAACGAAGACGATCGCCAGACGAATGAAAACATGCTCCCAGTTCATGGGCTTGCCTGCGAGGTAGAAAAGTGACGGTCATTGTATCCCCGCCAGTGCCGAAATCAGACCAGAGGTTTGACGACTGGATGTATTTGTTCTGGAAACGAGTATTCGAGGCGATTTCTAGCGCCGGAGTAGGGTCGGTGGACCTAACGGATTACGCGTACCTTCCTGGGCGAGTTGGCGGGCAGCTTCTTCGCGGCGGAGCAGATAATGACGATGCGCTAACCCTTCAAGGAACTGCGGGAACGAGCGAAGATACGGCAGATGCAATTCTGCTGAAAACTGGCACCGCAGGCGACCATACGGCCGTCAAGGTTCGCGGAGACGGAGCCGTTGCAATAAACGGCGACTACGATGGAGCGTATGGCATGCCTACATCGATAAGCGGCGGCGCGCTGTTCCGTGGCGGAGACGGAGAGATTGGAATGCTCAGCGTTACCACAGACACTGTGGCAGCCGGGTTTTTTAATCTCGGCGCGTATGTGGTTAATATAGGCCAGAACGCCACCCAAACAAGCAACATCGGCTCCGGGGCCTTGCTTTCTATCTATAAAAATCAAGACATGAACGGATACGACAATCTCGCAGGGATGATTGACCTTCATGACAGCCCGTCTGGAACAGGAGACAGAACCAACGTCACGGTAAACATAAAAATCGACAGCATAATAAGGGCGCGCTTGTACCCAAGAATTCCAGACGGGACGATAGGCGAGGCGTATATGTTTGACACGAAAACCGAAATCACGCAGACGGATACCAAGCTATTTGCAATCAAAAACTCAGGCGTCACAAGGTTTTCAGTGGACTGCAATGGCATGCTATTTTGTGACAGCATTCCAGAGTACGCCGACAACGCAGACGCGTTATCTGACGGCCTTGTTGTAGGAAATGTCTACCACACAGGCGGCACCATGAAGATCGTCATCTGATGACAAACGAGCAGGAGGAAAAGCATCGCACATTGACGGCGCGCGTCAATGCTCTTTCTGACGACGTCGACAGGTTTCGGGCAGAGCTTTGCAAGGTCGCCGACCGCGCAGAGCAGGCAGACCGAAAGCTCGCTGACGAAATGGCTGACGCTCTTGTAAAAGTTCACGACAAGCTCGACCAGACCATAGCGCAGCAGGCGGCCAGGCACGCCGATCAGGCAATCCAGATGTCACGGCTGCAGTCGTCTATTGACAAGCTCGACATGGACTTGAAAGAGCCGATGGAGGCATGGAAAACGGCCAAGTACGGTTCAAAAGCGGCCTCATTCTTGGCGTCCATTGCTCGGTCTATAGGTCCTATTGTAGTCGCCGTTGTTGTCGGAATCGGTGCGCTGCAGACGAAAATGCTGGTTGACATCAAGACTGAAATCAAGCCTGACGTAAAAACAACAAGCAGCGCAGCAAGGGCGGGCGGAGAATGAAGCCGCTCTTCTATGGGATACTGATTGGCCTGTGCCTTGCCGTGCTTCCGATCATCGCATCGGCAGAAGGCGCCCCGCAAGGCTTGAATGCCGGCGCCTTGGCCGCTTCGGCGGCCTCGGCCGGAGCGTCGGCCGGGGTGTCAGTGAAAACGGCGCAGACGGCCGAGCAGCAGGTCGCAGTAATAGTGAATCAGCCGGCGCCCGCGGCATCTGGTGGCGGCGGCAAGACGACAACGCTGCGCACCGTGCCAGACGCCTACGCGCCGACGATGAACGCCACTGCCCCTTGCCGGATATCGGTATCGGCCGGCGTTGCGGTGATCGGCATCGGGGTGTCGGGTGGCGGGAGCGTTGAGGACGATCCGTGCAACCTTCGCGAGACTGCGCGCCTGCTCGATGGGATCGGGCAGCGGGAAGCGGCGGCGCGATTGATGTGCAATGACGCGCGAGCAGCGGCGGCGCTTGGCGCTACCGTTTGTCCGTCGACCGGCGGCCAAAAGCGGTCCGGAATCTCTGCAGCGGTAGGCGCAGATAATCCATATACGGAAGCGGGAGCTGAGCCAATCTGCGATCAGGCGGCCCGGTTCGACGATCCTGTGTTAGCGGCTCGGAATGGGTGCCCTGGCTGGTAGCAGTGCAAGAAACGCTATGCCCGCACTTTTCGCACTTCATACAGCCCACCAGGTTCGCTCGTTCTGACGTCGATACAGTAACCACACTTCCGCCGATGAAGTCTGGCGATCCTGTCGTTGTGTTTTCGAGAGCGATGCCAGGAAACATCTTTCCGCCGCACTTGCGACAGGATCGAGTCGTGAAAAGACCTGCCCCTCCGATGCTCTCTATCACGCCCTGCGCAAAGTCTGCGAGCAAATCCAGCCGGCGCCGCATGCTCTTGCTCTCATCTCCACCAGGAGGGGCGATGGCAAGAAGCTTGCCAAGCATGCTCTTGTGCGCCAGTGCGCGGACTGTCTCTAGCCATTCGCTGGTCATCCCGTCACCTTCCTTCCGATCTGGTCGGCAATCCTGCGGCGCTCTGCGGTCAGCGCCATAATTCGCTTGATGTCGCCAGCAAGTCGCAATCCATGACACGAGGCGCAAACCTTGTTGATCAGCCTGCCGACGCACTCGCGGTCTGGCACCGTTGCCGGCTTTACTCCGCATATCTGACACATTTTTTTAGCCATTTTGCATTCCTTCGATGTTTTGTGTGGCGCCATTCTCGCGCAGGTCGCGCACAGAAATCTCAAAGCGCGGCTTTCCGCCCGCAAAAACGACAACAGGCTTTTTACTTGCCAAGGCGTGCTCTGCAACTGCGGCACAAGCGCTGCCGGTTACATCCTCTTTCCCTTCTCGCCAATAAAGACCATTTTTTGTTACCCGCCCTGCGAAAATGCGATTCGTTAGCGGGCTGACGCCTACGTGAAGCTTGTTCATTTCATCACCTTTGCAATTTGCTGTTAGGATTCTGCTATCACAGGAACGTTGCTCAGAGCCACCCCCAGCGACACTCTAATCATCGTCGCTGAAGCCTCCATTCCTCTGGCTTCACAATTTATCCTATCTGCGTCTCGCGCGTGCGTGTCGGCCTCTCTGCGAAGCCTGGCCGCTTCGTTGTCCATATCAACCAGGGTTGATGCTATCTGGCGAGCGTCGATATCAACGCGCGCCCTCATGCTAAGTTCGTCAAGCTTCATTTCCATCCTCTCGTCATGTCCTGCAGTTAGGAATCCGACGTCACCAGTAATTCGCGCTGACCAGTACCTCGGCGCTGCAATTGTGCTTTTCGCACACCGCTTTTGCCCACTCATCTAACGCAACCTTTTGCGCCTCAAGGTCGCCCCACTTGATCGTTTCGCCGTATCCGTACGTCACCAGAGAGAAGACGTAGATCGTTCCTTCTGGCAGTCCGAGTTGATTGTCTTGGTCGTAGTCATCTTCCATGACTCCGTGCTGGTGGTAGTTTTTCCCGCCAATATTGAACGACCCGTCACTATCAATTTTGGCGTCTTCCAGGATCGCCCGGTACGTCTTTCTTGCTAGACCGTCCGGGGTTAGCGCCAAGATCAGCATTGCGTTTGGGTGACAACTCATTTCAATCCTCTCATCATAAAAACCTTTCAGTAACCTATTCCAGCAATCAAACAAAACAGGCACTTACAAGCGCCAAATTGGCAGCAATTACTTAGAAGAAAATCGCGCAAGTTATTGAAAACTCGCATTTGTACCGCTGACTCGAAATCAGGCGAAGGTGTGAGCCTACCGAGGGTTCGAATCCCTCCCTCTCCGCCACAAATCCAGTGGTAGCAAGGCTTTCCGGCAACTCGTGAATATGCGTCACGGATTGGTTATCCAATCGTTTCAGTAACTTTACTGAAAGGTTTCAGTAACCTAGCCGCCCCTTGCTCTGATTTCTCGCTCGCACTCTTCGGCGCCGCTTTGCATGAAGTCATACGCACCAGTGTTATTGCCGATTGCCTGAGTCGCGTATAGTTTCGCCTCTTGCTTGCAAACGTCGGCGCACGCCTCGCGCTCGATCCTTGTTGCTGCGTCCCATCCGGCACGCATCATTTCTATATCGTATGCGCCGCCGTTTGGCCCGTGTTTCTGTTGCCATTCTTCAAAAGTCATCTCGTCCCTATCCCTTTCTTTGCTCGTTGGTTTCAGTCGGTTGGTGGAAGGTTTCAGTAACCATCTGCGTCAGCCTCTTCGCGGATCAATAGTAACCGCCAGCTTTTGATCGTAAAGGCAGCGGCTCGTTTTTCTGCTTCTCTTGTGCAAGTAGACCCAACGCAATGTTGAGGTCCGCGCGATTGCGCGCAATGCACTCGGCTGGCGTCTCGCCATCTTTCAGGTATGGCTGGCAGTCTTCCAGCGCCTTGTAGAGACGGCGGCGCATCTCAAAGCTTCCTTCGTTCCTTTTGGTGCGCTGAGCGACCAAAGCCCTTGCATACTCGTTCCAGAACTTCACAGCATCGGCAGCTCTGTGGCGGTGGAACTCATCGGGCGGCATAAAGAGCAAACACCCTTCGTTCATGAACCCTTCCTGCGGGCCGAATTTCTCGCCGTTCGTGCACGACATCAGCTTGTTGATTGGTCCGTTCTCAAAGTCATCGCTGAACAGCCAAAGCTCGGCCTTTGATCCGCATACCGGGCACGGCTCTATTGCGCACTTCGGAATTTCACCTTTTTTGTACTCTCCGTGTTCTGTTTTCATTTCGTCGGCCTAACCATTTCTTTGTCCAAAGAGCATTTATTGCAAATCCGGCGCATAGCAACCACAAATCGACCTCGCCTGTCTATTAACTCGCTGGTGATGCTGGCGTCAGAAAGCTCCTGCGGCGTCTTCCACTTCCCGCATTCGCCGCACTGAACCTGCTTGATGCCGGCTTTCCGTTGGACTTCTGCCCACTCGTGCCAGGCTAGATAACCGTCTGGCGGCTGGTCGCCGGGCTTGTATTCGACTTGCATCAAAATGCAAACGTGGTTCATTTCGTCGGCCTCACCTTCTCGCCAATCCGGCGATAAACTGCTTTCGTCATCTGCTCCTTACTGTGCCCGAGCAGCCGTTGCGCATCTTCCAGCTTCATTTCTGATGCCGCCTTCGGTCGAGCGTCACGGAACTGGAACTTGCGAATCTTTCCGGCCAGTTCCATGTCTCCGCGCTGCTCTGCCTGCTCCGCTGCCTTCGTCCGAGCCGCCACGAACCGAAGCCGCAGCATTCCGCTCGTCATCTTGCGCTTGCCGTTCTCGTCGCGCCCGTTGTAGTAGTAGCTTGTCCAGACCTTGCCGCTTTTGAGCGTGCGCGTGACCGGCTGAAGCCGTGGAGGAAGGCCGATGTTCTTTGACTTTGGGCGCATCATGTCAGGATAGACTGCTCTGCGATGTCGTGCTCGTTGGATGCAACAACCTCCCAATGCGCTGGAAAGCCTTTTCTTGCTCGTAAGTATTTCGTTCTTCCTGCTTTGCGCATGGCTTGCATTCTGCGGTCAATCAGGCGCCAGCACCGCTGGTCTATATGAGCAAGAGCAGCAGGAGTCGAAAGCGCATCGGCCGCCAAAAGAAGCAGCTTGTCGTTGATGCATGGAGAGCCTCGCATCCCGGCGGAAAAGAAATCGCATATCGCATCGTCGAGCAGTTGGTACTTATTCATCCCCGCATCCCCGTAAAATCAGGCGCCCAAGCTTCCGCAGTCGCCGCCTGTGGCGTTATCCCTGCGAGCCTCATTCGCGCATACCAGCGCCCGACAATCGGCGCCCCTGAGCGGTTCTTGTGGTGCTTCCATCCGTTTTCGTCGAGCCACGCGATTTGCTTCGCTGCCCAAGCGCTTCCGGTTATCTCGACAAGCTCTTCATGTGCGAGCGTTTCGGAGTGATAGGTCACTCTGCGGCCTCGTTTCCGTCTCTCATGTTCCACCGCGCGATAGCCTGCGCCTTATCACACCCAACACGCTCGATCATGCGCGACGGCCCTGGAAGCTCCGCGCACCAGTGTAGAACGCTCCACGACACTGGTGCGCTGTACTTCATCCCGGTCCATGTCCTGCCGTTGGGCTCAATAGCGGTTGTTCCTGCTCCGCAAAAAGGGCAGGGAAGCAGGCTTGTAGTCATCATTAACCCCCTTCCTTCAGCGCCGCATCAGCAATCGCCCGGGCACGGTCGATGTTCGGCTCGTCAGCGGCAATGCGCAGCGCGGTTTCGAGTCTTTCGCACCGCCTATGACTTGCTACCAGAAATCCGCGCAAGCTGGCCAGCTCGACCTTTGCTGTCTCGCTTGTTGCTGCAACGTCATCCAGGTCCAAACTTCCCGCCATTACCTACCCCCCCAAAAATCAGACCGACCACACAATCGTATGCGTTCTCGTGCTCGTTTTCGCGTTCCAATACTCAATCCCGCCAGCGAGCGTCCTGCGGTGAAAAACGCCGAATTTGCCCTCGGTCACGTCTTCCTTGGTGGCTTCCAGCTTTATAACGTCCGCCTTGTTGCGACCGGCGATAAGCTGCGCTCTCTTGGCGGCTTTGTCGCGCTTCAGTCCGAGGTAGCAAGCAAACGTCCGAAGATGGCCGCCTTCCATGTTCAGCCGCTCCGAAAGCTCCTTTGTGTCGCACGTTGCATATTCTTTCCGAATGATGTCCTTCTCGGCTTCAGTAAGAAAGCGCGGAGTCTTTCCCCTTTTCTGAAGCTCGCCGGATTTAATAAGACGCGAGATTTTGTGGTATGTGGTATCAAGCGATACACCAATCTCTTGAGCAATTAGCTTGGTGTTTTTCCATGCATTATATCCCGCAATGACAATGTGTATTTTGTCCGTCCAGTCAATCGCCTGGCGATTTTGATTGGTTTTTGGTGTCACTGTCTTCGATCCTAGAACGGGATGTCGTCATCCATGTCTTCAAACGATGGTCGCTTCTTTGCCGAAGCCTGGCCGGTGCTGGCCTGTGCTGGCCGGCTTTCCTGCTTCCTTGGCGCGCTCTCGCCGCCGCTATCCTGCCGGCCGCCAAGCATCTTCATCTCGTTGCCGGTAATTTCTGTCGTGTAGCGTTCGATGCCGTCTTTGTCGGCCCATTTGCGCGTCGTCAGCTTCACATCGACATATACAGACGATCCCTTCTTCAGATACTTGCCGGCAATCTCCGCAAGCTGGCGGAAGAAAACGACGCGATGCCACTCCGTTGCTTCCTTCTTCTCTCCGGTCGATTTGTCTTTCCACTGCTCCGACGTAGCCACCTTGATATTGCAAACCGCGTCGCCGTTCGGCAGGTAGCGCATTTCCGGGTCGGCGCCCATGTTTCCAATGAGTTGGACTTTATTCAAACTTGCCATTCTGTTTTTCCTTTGTTGTTGGTGTTTGGTGGGGCGGCCGGTGCTGATCCCCGGCATGGCCAGCCGCTTGCAACGGCTGCGCATCAGCCTGCGCATTCGCCCCGTTGATCGTTACCGGCAGCGCATCCGATGCGCCTTGCGCCGCTTCGCCTTGAGTGCCTGGCGCTTGGCCTGATTAACGCCGCCGCGCTGGCCGTTTGTAATGTTTGCAAAATTCGACCGATCGATAGCCATTGGCCTGATTGCCGACGTTGCCGCAGAAAACATAATCCGCAACCAGCTTGAAATAAATGCGCCGCTCATGCCGCCTCCTTGGTTTCGTCGTTGACGATCGCGACGACTGCCGCGTAAATGTCGGCGAGCATTTGCAAATCTTCTACCTGCTCGACCTCGAAAATAATCTGCTCGCGCCGGTTCGTGATGTCGCGGCTTCTGGCCGTTTCCTTCTCGTGCTTCTTGCGCTTCGCCGCTTCAAGCTTGTCGAGCTCAGCGCGCGCCTCGGCGTCTTTGGCCTCCTGCTCGGCGCGCTCCTGGGCTTCGCGCTCCTTGCGGGCCGCTTCCTCGACGGCTCGCGCTGCCGCCTGCTCGGCCTCGAATCTGGCGCGCTGCTCTTCCAGCGCTTTGCGCTCGGCAGCCAACTTCTCGGCCTCGATACGGCGCAGTTCGTCGGCTTTGTCCTGTTCGACCTTGCGGGCGGCAGCCTCGACGCGCTCACGCTCGGCACGCTCGGCAGCCTCGGCATCTGCCTTTGCCTTGGCCGCTGCCGCCTCTTCCTTGCGGACCTGTTCGGCGACGCGGGCGGCCTCTTCTGCAGCAATCTTCGCCAGGATTCGTTCGTTCTGGGCCTTCGCTGCAGCAGCCTCTGATGCATGCTTGGCCTCAACGGTCGCGCGAATCTCGGCAACCGCTGCGGCATGAGTCTCTTTCGCCTCCCCGAAAAACTCGGCGAACGAGGAGTCAATCTCGATTTCTTCGACAGCGGAAAGTATCCCGGCCGCGCCTTCGCTCGATACGCTGAAGTGCGCCGCGTTGGATGCCGCAAGCTTCATTAGCGCTATACGCTGCGTGATTTCCAGTACGCGCAGCCGTTCCGCTTCAGCCTTCGCTGCTTTCTCGGCCTTCTCTTTTTCGTCCCATGAGTCGCGCAGCTCCTTCAGGCGGGATTCCTCCGGCTGGATGATTGCGACCAAGCGGGCCTCTTCGGCGATGACCGCTTTGCTGAACCTGGTTGCGTCGTCGCGCGCGGCCTTGCCGGCCTGCACGATTCCGGTGCGCGCCTTCGTTGCCGCCATTGCCGCAGAGTGGCACTCATCCCTGCCGGCGCGGTTGGTAATCGCCGTGATGCCCTTCGACGACTCGGCAAGGGCCTGAAGTTCGGCCGCCGCCTTGCTGGACTCCAGCGCAACCGCTGCGCGCTGCTGTACTGTCAATTCTGTTCCCATTACGCCACCATCCTTTCAAGTCGTTGTTGTAGTTCGGCCGCCTCGGATTCGGCGGCCAGGACTGCGGATTCAATCCGCGCAATCATCGCCTCGTCGCGCAGAACCGGGATAATCAGTAGCTGGTGACTCTTCGGCATGCGCGGGTCGAAGCTCGCAAAATTCCAGCGCTTGAACCCCGTCACCCACATTCCGCCCTGAATCTGCGGGATGTACTCGGCCGGAACGCCAGACAGGAAGCGCGCCAGATGCACGGCGGGGTCTTTCGGGCACTTCAGTTCGAGCCCTTCGCTTTCTCCGATCAGGCCATCCGGCGACGCCCCGGCAAATGGGTATTGAGGATGCTCAAGGAATCCGACTTGCTCGACGGCTTTCCCGGTTTCAAGCTCGAAAGCTTCGCGGGCGAACCCTTCAACGTCGTGCCCCCACTGCAGAGAAAAGCTGCTAGGTCCTTCTTTCGGCTGGCCAGTCATGCGCTCTACAACCACATCCCAAATCGCTTTTGACAGAGCGGCCTGTGGCTTGCCGGTCTTTTTGTCGCGCGCCAGGACGTCGACAAACCGGCTTGCCGTCCACTTGCCTCCTCTCTCTGCCAACCACTCGGCAGACCCTTGCTCACTCATCGCCGCCACCTTCTTGAGCCTCTTCGGCGACCAGCTTGGCGTCAAGCTCGCGTATCGCCCGCGTCGTCTCGGCGGCGATCGCCTTCAGGCGCTTGTGCTCGTCTGCTCCGACCGTCAGCCGGCCCTCTTTTCCAAGATCGGCGAAAGCGTCGGCGTATGCGACCTCGCCCTCTTCCTCGGCGATCTTCTGCAGCTTGGCGACCAACTCGGCGCGCGCATCTGCGTCGACCTCGGCGTCGGCTTGCTGCTTTGCCGCCTCGGCCGCTTGCTTGCCCGTCTGGCGCCTGGCCGGCGCCGGCATCGGGTTGATTTCCTTTTCGCCAACATCATCCGCCGACATTTCCTCGTCCGTATAGACGCCAAGGATTGCGCCAGGGGAGTACCGGCGCGCGAACTTGCGCACGGCCAGGTATGTGATTTGCTGCTGCGGATCGGTCGCCCACTGTGTCGAGAAGCGCGGCCACGCCTGGGCCAAAAGCACTTCAATCTCGCGCGGCTCGGATTCCCCCTTGAGGCGCGCTATGCACTTCACGCCAAGCCCTGCTTCGGCGCTTCTGTCCCACGTCGACACGTAGTATTTGCCGCCGCTTTTCTCGCTCGTCTTTTCGGCGACCTTCCCGAGAATCTTCGACCAGTCGCCGAAAAACTCGAATTCTGGCTGGCCGACGATTGCGCCGCAGGACACGATCACAGCGTTGACCAACTGCGCCTCGTACCCGAGCGTGCCGCCTTGCGTCAGGTGCGTCTTCTGCGCAACGGCAAAAGGGTTCATCTTCCACTGCGCCGCCTGCATGATCACCGCCAGGCAGTCGCCGATAGATCCCTGCAAGTGCTTTGGAATGGTGACGCGCGCTGAAGCCATGAGCTTCGCGGCCGTCATCATGCTCTCCATTGCGCCATCGTCCATTACCAACGACATGGCGCTGCCGGTGCCGTCATGAGCGACTGCGGGTAGATTTTCGTGCTGGTCCATCTTCGTTCCTTTCTGCCGAGACTCTGCCGGCAATTGGTTGTGGCGCTCAGTCGTGGTAATCGAGCGCTTGCTGTATTTCGCCGACCAGAAGGCGCAGGTACGTCTTGCATCCGGCCTCGTTTTTCGCGGCCATTGCGTCGTTCGCCTTGGCGATCAGGCGATTGACCTCGTGCAGCAGGCCGGCCGTGGTGTATGCGTCGTCGTCCGGGCCGCCGCGATAATCTGCCGGGTCACGGACGAACGGCCCGAACGTTGCTGCGTCGCCGAACCCTGGGCTATTCATTGCAGGAACCCGCGCAGAACGTCGCCAACTGCCAGAAGCAACACCAGAATGACGCTGACGAAAAACACCCTCTCTCCAAGCGGTGTGTCATCGCGAGGAGCGACAAGATCGCGCTGCTCTTCGGGCGTCAGCTCGCACGCCTCGATTGTCTCTGCGGCGATTGACGCCCACGCGGCAGCGGCCCGCATGTCGCCGTCGTCGAGCGTAGAAAGCGCGCGGTTTAGCGCTTCGCGAGCGCCTTCTTGGTTGGTCGCGGCGCTCATTCCGACTTCTTCGTTTCGTTTGCCAATTCGAGGAATTTCGCTTCTTGTGCGTCCAGTGCTGCGCTCCAGGCTGAGCTCCAGGCTGCGCCCCCGGCTTCGGCCCTGGCTGCGGCCCCGGCTGCGGCCCCGGCTGCGGACCCTGATGCGGCCCAGGCTGCGGCCCTGGCTGCG